ACATTTGGTGAGTGGTTATGCTTCGAGATTGACAAAAAGTACAACGAGGACTATTCTGAAGTAATTGAAACAATTACCAGACCTCGTGAAATTCCTACAGAAGATGTGGCAGTTGTATAACTGTCACAAAGGGGGTGGAATTCCCCCTTTTCTTCATTTATAATAAAAACTGTAGAAACTATTAAAAAATGACAGAACCATTAAATCGGGAAGAATTGTTAGAACTTAAGGAGTTTCTAACAGAAAGAATGGTGGATAACATGTCCACAAAAGATTTAGAAGAGTATGTTTCTAATGACTTGTTTACTTACTTTGATAAGATGGGTGAGCATGAGTTCTTAGAAGAAGCACACAACTACTGGGACGATATGTTCGATGAAGTAGTTGAAGAAGTCAGGGACTACATGAAGTGTGACTTCAAACGTCCACCAGGAAATACAGTGAGGCACCCATGATTTATCATGTTAAATGTTACGAAGTTGTAAACTTTACGGTTGCTATCGAAGCAGAATCATCAGCGGAAGCAGAAGATTTAGCACTTGCCGATATCAACTCTCATGAGGTGATCTCTGAATCTGTTACTGATTGGAGTATAGAGGAGATCATTCCCGAAAATGAGGAATGGTATGCCAGTTAGATTACTGGCACAAATGCTATTGATTAGTATCCTAATTAGTAGTAATATACAAATGTAAACAACAAGGGAATTTATGCCTAATCATTGTTACAATAGAGTTGACATAGGTTGCAACTCTGACTCAGAAAGTGCTAAACAGCAATTTTCTAAATTATTGGAAATCTTTGAGTCCAGTGACCCATTTAATAGGATTATTCCCGAACCGAACTGGGCATTATTACAAGACCCAAAACGAGGTGAATTTTCAAAAGTTAAAGAAATGACTGCCCCTAATGGTGAGGTTATTTGTTCAACTAATCAATGGAGTGATGGAACTCAAGATGATCGCTGGTATTCTTGGCGACTTGCCAACTGGGATACTAAGTGGGACGCATACGACGTTGAGGTCGTAGACCCTGACCCTGAGAACATGGAGATCGAGTTCAATACAGCATGGTCGCCACCCGAAGCTATATGTCATGCACTCAGAGAGAAGTATGAAGATACTGTAGCCATCTCGTGGTTCTTTGACGAGCCCGGCTGTGAGATAGCGGGTTACTTATAATGGAGAACACTTACAGACCTAATAATGCTACATACTACTCGCATCCTAACTTAAAACCACTATACATGCTCATAAAGGTCGACGTTGACGCAGGCATAGTGTATAATCAATGTCAGGCAGGCAAGTATGCCATCAATCATTGCAACAACCTAGAGTACGAGCTTGCAGATTGGTACTACCCTGACGACGAACAATACCCATACATTGCAAAATGAAACAATCACGATTCGAGAAGAATGTCATCATGACTCTCAGTATAGTGACTAATATATTTATTATTGCAGGGGTCACACGACATTGGAGCTATTATGACAACACCAAACTGGCAACACCACAGCAACAAGCCACCCAAATACAAGAAAAAACCACGCATGATACAGGCTGCCAAAGCCCGTACCAAAGTGCTCATTAAAAAACTACGTTCACAATCATGACACCCATTTACCGCTACTATTGTGCCGACACCGATTGCGGCAAACACTTTTGCCTGATGGCATCAGATGACATAGAAGCTGCATACAGAGCAGAGACTATGGCAAAAGAGTGGTATCAATCCACTCTCAAGGACGTATACCTTGACAAACACGCAAACCCACACAGACGTTACAGACCAAATGACATCCAAGAAATATTTTCCCAACAACTGGAATAGAATAGCCAAATGCCCTGCCGAATGGTTTGAAAGCATTGAATATGACGACCTCATGGACTGGAAGATGAATGGTTGGGTTATCAGTCCACCATACGATATTATTATACGTACAAAACACTGCGTGACTGGTAAAATCAAGGAGTACACATACATCAGACCAGACGCAGCTGGTCGCAGATTGAAGAAGTTGTTAGCTGGACAAGAGCATGAACTCATAGTATGTACACACGATCACATACAACACCTTAAACCAGAGCAATACATCACCGACAATGACAAAGAGAACTTTTATCCCAAGTGATGACGTCTACACTTATGAAAAACAGGCGTTAGATATGCTACCAAAATCACACCCACACTATAATGAAGTGTATAAACACCTATATAACCAGATACGAGAGCAACTAGATGACATATGTTACACCAGAGCAGATAGATCAGCAGATACAGCTGGAGAGGACACAGATTTCTCAGGGACTCAAGCGTCTTAGAGATCAAACACTCAAGTTAGAGCAACAAAACTATGCGTCTGCAAGTATATATGGTATAGCCTCGTTACAAACTTTGCTTCCACTTGTGGTTGACAAGATCATTACGACTAATACTAAGATACATCAGGGTAAATATGGAGCAGCTTTCAAGGACATACACATATACCTCGCTACGATCGAGCCGTTGGCAGCAGCTACTATTGCATGTAAGATTACATTTGATAAAGTGTTCGGTTACAAGGAAGGTTGTAACATTGCAACGAATGTTTGCGAAGCCATTGGTAGGGCTATCGAAGACGAATGTAACATGCGACACTACGAAGAGAACGCACCAGCATTACTGGCAACACTTAAAGAAAACTATTGGCACAGAGCAATAGGTACACAGCAGAAACTGACTGTTATCAAGACGTTGATGAACAGATACAAGGTCAAACCATGGACACCTTGGGGTAGAAGCATACGTATCAAGCTAGGTGCATGGCTACTTGACTGTATTATGCAAGCAAGTGGTTGGTTTTACAAGCAGCGTATGCGTACAGGTCGTAAGACTACAGTATTTATAGCACCAACTGCTGAGTTTATGGACATCAAAGACGAGGTGATGGCAAATGCAGAGGTTTTTTCACCGCTTGCGTGGCCTATGTTGATACCACCGAAGGATTGGACTAACGATACGCCCGGCGGTTACATGCTAAATGAGCTAATGCAAGGTCACGACTTGGTTAGAAGGGGCGATCCCTCCCGTATACAGGGGGAAATACCTATAGCTTTTCTCAACAAAATACAACAGGTCACATACCGGCTTAACCCCTTTATAGTAAAGACCGCAGAGTTGTTAGAAGAGAGAGGAATAAGTGTAGGTAAGTTTCTTCCCATTATAAATTACGAACTGCCACCAAAGCCATACGACATAGCAGATAACAAAGAATCCCGTAAGAGGTATCGTAGGGAAGCGGCAGAGGTAATGAATAAGCGAGCAGCAGAGTTCAAGAGATCCTGTCGCACCCGCATGACCATGGAAGCGGTACGTCGTTATGAGAATGAGGTGTTTTATATACCTTGGTCTTTCGACTACCGCGGTCGTGCATACCCTATCCCTGCCTTTCTTACACCACAAGACACAGACTTTGGAAAAAGTTTGTTACAGTTTGCTGATGAAGCAGATGTTGTGTCTGAGAAATGGCTTGCCTTCCAAGTTGCTACCAGTTATGGTCTTGACAAAGCTACTATGGAAGAGAGACTTGAGTGGACTAGAGAGAATGTCTCACTTGTCTCAGCTGTCGCAACCAATCCCATTGCTTTCTTAGGAACGTGGGAAGGTGCGGAAGAACCATGGCAGTTTCTAGCTGCCTGTGATGAGTACTACCACTGTTGTATTAAACAGGATAGACATACTACATCACTACCTGTGGCTACCGACGCTACATGCTCAGGCTTGCAAATACTTGCTGGTCTGGCTCGGGATAAGTCCACTGCTACACTGGTCAATGTTGTCCCCTCTGATAAGCCACAAGATGCGTACGCTAAAGTGGCAGAGACAGCACTAAGCTTAGGGATTCCAACCAGTGTACACCCTGTATGGGATAGAAAGTGTGTCAAACGTACTGTTATGACTATACCATACAACGCTAAACCTTTTTCTAACAGATCTTATATCAAGGAAGCTCTCAAAGAGAAGGGTGTAGAGGTCGATAAAGACCAACTCACCACCATTGTTGCTTCGGTTCGGAAAGCCATGAACTTGATCGTGCCCGGTCCGATGTCAGTAATGAAGTGGATCGAGACAGAGGTGTCTCAGTCTATCAAGCGTGGAGCAGACTACGTGGAATGGACAACACCATCAGGGTTCGTTGTTAAGCAACGGATTATGAAGAAGAAAGTAGAACGTCTTGACCTACAACTTCTTGGCAGATGTCAACTGTCTGTTGCGACAGATGAGACTAAAGACGTAGATCTCACTCGTCACAAAGCAGCCACTGCACCCAACCTGATACATAGTCTTGACGCATCTCTCTTACACCTCGCTGTGCGTAGTTTTGATGAACCAATCGCACTAATCCATGACAGTGTGTTAAGCAGATGTTGCGATATGGATAAACTATCTGCTATAATAAGGGAACAGTACATGTTTCTCTTTGCAGAACATGACTATCTCATTGACTTTGCCCGACAGATCGGAGCAGAGACAGAACCGCCTATCATTGGCGACCTACAACCGGAAACGGTTATTGAATCAACTTACTTTTTTTGCTAAAATGCCCAAGAACGTACACGTTACTGACGAAATTAAATTAGAAGGCTTCCAAGCCATACTTGAACCCGGTAAGTTCGGTTACTCACTCGCTGCTATTGTAGACGAGACAGTGATCGACGCACTTGAGACTGAGAGACAAGCTGTCCTTACATGGGCACAGTCCAAGTTGAAGAACCCAAAGAGAGCTACACTCAAGCCAACACCATGGGAAGAGGTAGCTGAAGGTAAATACAAAATTAAGTTCTCGTGGGGAGAGGACAAGAGACCCGGCGTAGTCGACACCGAGGGAACACCTATCACAGATAAGAAGACACCATTGTATGGCGGATCTACAGTTAAGCTTGGTTTCTTTCAGAAGCCTTATATCCTCAGAGATGGAGTCACCTATGGTAGTAGTCTTAAGCTACTTGGCGTACAAGTTGTCGCTGTAGGAGAAGGTGCCGCTGTTGATACAGACAGCATGGATGAAGCAGCAGTAGCCGATATGTTCGGTACTACTGAAGGCTTCAAGACATCTGAACCTAAGCCTGTGACTGTACCTCCAGCTGAAGATGACGAAGAAGAAGACTTTTAGGTCTAAACTTGAACAGAGTGTCGCAAAGATACTCGACCAAGTAGGTGCTAAGTATGAGTATGAGACTCACAAGGTAGCATATACCATACAGCACCACTACAATCCTGACTTTGTCCTAGTCAATGGTGTAATGCTAGAGACTAAGGGCTATTGGGATTCAGAAGATAGACGTAAGATCAAGGCGGTCATGCGAGACAATCCCGACATTGATTTACGAATGATATTTCAAGCTCCTTTCAATAAGATCAGCAAGAAATCAAAGACAACATATGCCCAATGGTGTGAAAAGCATGGCATCAAGTGGGCAGCAGCACACGCAATCCCCATAGATTGGTTAACATGAACACAGAATCAGAATTTGTGGCACATGAACCATGTCCTAACTGTGGCTCGTCAGATGCTAACTCACGTTACTCTGACGGTCACACGTTCTGTTTCTCATGCCACACTTATGTACCGGCGGATGGGGACAATCCACCACTACAAATGAATACAAATGAAAGAGTACAATTCCTCGGATCAGCTGAACAGCTGCACAAACGGAGAATCAGTGAAGCCACCAACCAGTTCTACCGTATCTACAGATATGGTAACACACTCCGCTTCCCATACTATAATGATGGCGGCCAAGTTGTTGGATTCAAAATTAAATCAAAGAAAAAAGAATTTCACTACGAAGGTCAAGGAACAGATCAGCTCTTTGGACAGCATCTTTTCCCCACCTCCGGAAAGCGAATAGTAATTACAGAAGGAGAACTTGATGCCGCCAGTTGTTACGAGGTTATGTCAGGTTGGCCGATGGTCAGCTTACCTCATGGTGCGGCATCAGCCAAGAAAGACCTCCAAAAAGCAATCCCATTCTTACAGGGATACCAAGAGATCGTCCTCTTCTTCGACAACGATGAAGCAGGGCGTACGGCCACTGAACTTGCCTCGGGAATACTCCCCTCCGGCAGGGTTAAGGTTGCTAGACTTGACAATTACAAAGATGCTTCAGACGCTCTCCAAGCTGGAGATACTGACAGCATCAGAAAAGCCATCTGGGACGCCAAGCCATACAGACCAGACGGTATCGTAGACGGTAAGAGTCTATTTGAAGTAGTAACTGCTCCAACAGAGGAAGCAAAGTGGGACTACCCATTCAAGGGTATGAACGACATGCTACATGGCATAAGATATGGCGAACTTATTACGATCACAGCTGGTACTGGCTCTGGTAAGACATCATTTGTCAGAGAGATAGCATCAGGATTATGTGAGCGTGGTGAGACTGTTGGTATACTAGAACTAGAAGCCAACAACAAACGTACAGCATTAGGACTTATGT